TGGCTTCCCGGGCATTGCCAGCGTACCGAGGCTTTGACATGAGCGAACTGTTCAACAAGTGCAAGGCTGACGCCGAGGCTCATGCCTTCGCTGAGTACCCGCGCGAGTCTGTAGGGCTGGTGGTCAGCGTTCGCGGCAAGCCAAAGTACGTACCATGCCGCAATCAATCCGAGGAGCCAGATCACTTCATTCTGCACCCCGAGGATTACGCAGCCGCCGAGGATCTTGGCGACATCGTGGTGATTGTCCATTCGCACCCAGATGCCGGCCCAGAGCCGAGCCTGCACGACCTCGCGAGCCACGCGGTGAGTCGCACCACCTGGTGGATTGTCGGCCTGGTGAATGGCGTGGCGACCTGGCATGAGATGCCGGCGAACGGAGAACTGGCGCTGGAAGGCCGAGTGTTCGTGCACGGCGTGATCGACTGCTACACGCTGATCCGCGACTACTACCGACAAGTGCGAGGCATCACGCTGCTGGACTTTCACCGCAAGGACGATTGGTGGCACAACGGCGAGAACCTGTACGTCGACAACTTCACTAAGGCCGGGTTCGTTGAGGTCGACACGCCAGAGCAGGGCGATGTGATCATCATGGCGATCGGCAGTCCTACCCCGTGCCATGGCGCGATCTGGCTGGACGGAGACGTCATTTTGCATCATCTATATGGGCGCTTGAGCTGCAAAGAGGTCTACGGCCGGTCCTATCGCGAGTGCACTACGCATATTTTGCGTTACGAGCGTGCACCCCTTGATTCGGTGAGGTAGCTAGGATGAATGATCAGCTTCGAGAACGAACTTCTCAAAAAGATGAATCACCTGTCCATGAGAGCCGGGATCTCGCTCGCGATGGTAAACGGTTATCAGATATTGCGGCGCGTTTCCAAGGAGTGAAAATGCCCGATAGTCCCATGCTGAACGTAAATTTGTTGCCTGGGCCAAGCCTGGAATCTCTGCGTCGCGCTCTGCGAGCCAGGACTGCCAACGCTCATGAACTGCAAGGATCTGTAATTCATCTGCCGCCCGCTGATGATCTCTAAATGTGAACTCAATATAGGAGTGATAAACATCATCGAATCCGGACAGGCATCCTAGGGACATAAACAGCCCATCCGGCGCGTTGAGCGCTTCAAGCACATACCGCAGGCCATTTTCTGTTGTGGCCTCATGTATCTCATCTATGCGATGGGGTTCTGCGATGAGGTCAATGCCGCCATTGTTTCGATCGCCATCTGGGCTTACGGCTTCAGCAAGAAAAGGCCACACCTGATAGGTTTCATCGCTCGAAACCCTCTTCATAGCGGGAGGGATTTGGTGTTCTGACATTGCGCGCGTCCTCTTTGCACTAATCGCCGAAATTGGCGCATCCCCAGTCCTTGGGCTTGCAGGCAAAGGACTGGGAAATCCGTTGCGTGGAGGCAGGAGGCTACTATTGGTAGAGGCTCAGGAGTTACTGAGGATTCGTACAGGCTGCGTAAAGCCTGAGTAGTCCGGAGCGTCTGGAGTTTTCACTTAACCCTGGATTGCGATGCGAAGTTTGGCTAAGTCTTTGGATGGGATGACATAAGTTCTTGCAAGCATGTCACCGACTCGCTGGCATCGTTCAGACCGAGCGAGGATGAAGAAAGTGATTAGCCCCAAGAGCGCTTCTATGTGCCTGGTGATGCCTCGAATGAGTGTCTGGACAAAACTTGGAGCGTCGCCGACAGAATTGATCACACATATCCGAAAGGCAAACTTACCTATCGTTTTACCGCTCCAAAGCCATTCAAAAGCCAGAAAGTAGAGCATGTAGACGGATGCTTGAAAAATCCCCCCAAAGTACAGATTCACTGCATTCAACCCATGGAGGACAAGGGCTATCACAGCTATGTCAATGAAGTAAGCCCCTGCTCGCCGCATTAATAGGCCCGTCCTTGATACTTCCATATGCAGATCCAATGCCTTGGCTTAGAGGTTTATCAATCGATTTTTGCTGATCCCATCCCTCGAGCGTTTGGAAAGGGCCGCAGAATTTGCTGGGTGGCGGAATGCTACTATCGACAGATGGTGCGGCGTTACTGGCGATTCGTACAGGCGTGCCGGTCCTGATAGAGTCGCCAAAACACTTGGAGGCTCACTATGCGCGCAGCTCTAATCATTCTCGCAGTGACAGCACTAGCCGGGTGTGCAACGTCACCAGTTCCAATTGCGCAAGCTATCAGCGCGCCTGCGGACCGTTTGCTAGCGCATCAGGAGGCTTTGCCAAGCTCTGGAAAGATTACCCTCATCAGGGATAGTGGTTTTCTCGGGAGCGGCTGTTATGCCACTATTTTCCTTAACGGTGACCGCGCCGCTAAGCTCGACCCAAAGGAGAGGGCGACATTCATCCTCCCTCCCGGTGAATGGGTAGTCGGCGCAGCTCTTGAGGGCGGCGGCCTTTGTGGTGCGAGCGAGAAACGCACAGAGACCGAGACGATATTGAAGCAGGGCCAGGAGAAGCATTTCAGAGTTTTCTCAGCGCCTGACGCGGGGCTAGACGTTCGACCAACCAGCCTCTAGCAACCAACAGATCACCAGAACCGCCTACGGGCGGTTTTTTATTGTCCGGAGAAAAGTATGTCCGCTGCCACTGACAAAGCCATGACCACGATCTTGCTGTCCGGCAGCCTGGCTCAAGAGTTCGGGCGTAAGCACGTCCGTCACCTTGAAAGCGGAACGACCCAAGAGGCATTCAGCGCTCTAAAGCACACCATCAAAGGATTCGAGGACTTCGTCGCCGCAGCATCCCGGCGTGGTACTCGATTCGCGATCTTCCGCAACCGGGAGAACGTCGGCGAGGATCGTTTTACGCTGGGCGGAACGACCGAGATCCGCATCGTTCCAGTCATTGCGGGTAGCAAGAACGGCGGTCTGTTCCAAGTGGTAGCGGGTATTGCACTGATTGCTGTTGGCGCGGTTGCCTCGGCCTTCGGACAGGCCTGGATAGGCGCCCCACTGATGCAAATTGGTATCGCCATGGCGATCGGCGGTGCCATCCAGTTGCTCACACCAGTACCAAGCTCGAAAACAGGTAGCCAGCAAGAGCAGGCCGGTACCGAGAACAAACCTTCGTACCTGTTCAACGGCGCATTCAACTCAACACAACAGGGCCTCCCAGTACCCATCGTCTACGGGCAAATGCTTGTGGGTTCGAGCGTGGTCGGCGTCGGCACATGGGTAGAGGCAATCCCCGCATGAGCGAACTCATCATTGGTAGCAAGGGCGGCGGGAAGGGTGGAGACAGCGGCGGCGGCAGTACTACTCGGGCCGCTGTGGAGGCGCCAGACAGCCTTCGCTCTCGTCAGCATGTCCGCATTCTCAACGCCATCAGCGAAGGAGAGATCAACGGCATTCCTTATGGCTGGATGGGCATCTTTTTTGACGACGTCCCACTCCAGAACGCCGATTACAGCCTGAACTTCTCGGACGTCAGCGTTGATATTCGCTACGGCACGCAGTGGCAGCCGTACATGCCGATGACTGGGCTGGAGGCCGAGCAGACCGTCGGTGTGGAGATGAAAGGATGGATTCCCATCGAGCGCGCCATCACCGATATAGATGTTGATGCGGTACGGGTAACCGTAAGCGTGCCTCAGCTTTACATACAGAACCCGACAAACGGAGATACGGGCGGCAACTCCGCGTTGTTCCGAGTCGAGGGGAAAGTTGGGAGTGGTGTGTGGTTTCAGTTGTGCGCAGACATCCTCATCAACGGAAAGACGATGAGCCGCACGCAGTTCTCTTATTACCTGCGCCTGCCCGCCTCTGGAGGGCTTCCACGATACGTACGCTTGACTCGGATTGGCGGAGACTCGACCAGTTCGACAAATCAGAACCGCACATTCTTCGACAGCATGACGCTGTTGTGGGATGAAAAACTGCGCTACCCCAACACCGCGATGGTTGGCATCTCGATCGATGCCCAGCAGTTTTCCAGCATCCCCCGCATGTCGTTCATGGTCCAAGGGATCAAGGTCCTGGTGCCGACGAACTATAACACCGTCACCCGGACCTATTCCGGGTCGTGGGATGGCACGTTCAAGCGCGAATGGAGTAACAACCCGGCCTGGGTCTGGTACGACATGCTGACCAACACCCGCTACGGTCTCGGCGGCTTGCTCGATTCGACCCTGATCGACAAATACGCGCTGTACAGCATCGGCCAGTACTGCGATGTGATGGTGCCGAATGGCTACGGTACTGGCGGCTATGAGCCACGCTTTGTCTGCGACATGGCCCTGACCACCCAGCAGGATGCGTGGAAGCTGGTCAATGACATGGTATCGGTCTTCCGGGCAATCTGTTTCTGGGCCGGCGGCACGTTGACTGCTGTGCAGGACGCGCCACGATCGAGCCGGTACTTGTACAACAACTCCAACGTTGTCGGCGGCGAATTCAGCTACCAATCGGTCGCCTCGGATCAGCGATTCAACGTCGCGGCAGTGACGTGGAATAACCCATTCCAGCAATACAAGCAGGCGGTCGAGATCGTCGAACGGCCTGAATTAATCGCCAAGTGGGGCCGCATCCAGCAGAGCGATGTGATTGCTGTTGGCTGCACATCTAAGGGGCAAGCTCGTCGCCTGGGGCGCTGGCTGCTTTACGCAGAAAGCGAGGCCGTAACCTTTGCCGCCGGCGCCGACGGGGCTATCCCGATGCCGGGCGACATCATCGACATTGCAGATGCCAACCGCGCGGGAGCGCGTAATGGCGGCAGGCTGCTGTCCGGCAGCACGACAACTACTTTGCTCCTCGATGCTCCACTGGGCTTTGGTGGCGCTGGCGTTATCAGCGTCATTCTTGCCGACGGCAGTTACGTCAGCCGGAACGTCACTGTTTCGACCGGCGCAACATCTGTGGTCGTATCGCCAGCGTTGCCATCCGCGCCATTGTCTTCGGCGCCATGGGTATTTGCCGGTGCGGCGCTGGATACGCAGAAGTTTCGCGTCGTCGGCATTACTGAAGGTGACGACGGAACCTACGCCATCAGCGCCATTGCCTATGACGCTGACAAGTTCAACCAAGTTGATTTTGGCACTCCTGACGTTGATGCGCCTACCAGCATCGTCAATCTCGCGGCACCAGATGCTGTGGGTCAACTGACGTTCCTTGAGTCGCTATATGACACAGGCACGGGGCTTGCCGCGGCGCGACTGACAGTCAGCTGGACGCAGCCTGCACGAGCAATGCGCTATCAGGTCGAGGCAATGAAGCCGGGCGGAAACTGGGAGTATGTCGGGGAAGTATCGACGCCCAGCATCGACTTCGATTCGGCATCTTCCGGCCTGTGGTCGGTTCGTATTACGCCAAAGTCCTTGCTCGGTTTATCCGGGCCGGCGCCAATCCAGACCTACAACGCTCAGGCTTTGCTGGCACCACCAGCCGCACTCATAGGCCTACGGCTGGACGTCATCAACAGCGTGGCCACTCTGGCCTGGGACCCGGCGCCGGAACTGGACGTGAAACTCGGCGGCAGCATCAACATCCGCCATTCGCGTAGCACGTCAGCCAACTGGGACACGGCATTACCGCTCACCGAGGTGGCCGGTCGGTCTACATCGGCGGTTGTGTCGTTGCTGCCCGGCAAATACCTGGCGCGCGCGGTCGACTCATCGGGCGTCGGCGGGCCGATCACGGAAGTCTGGTCAGACGCCCAAGTCCCTCTGCCTGAAAACGTCGTGCTGACCGTCACCGAATCACCTGCATTCTCCGGGGTTGCGGTGAATGCGGCGGTTTCGGATGGCGTACTGAAGATGTCGGCAGTCGGTCTGTTCGATGACATCCCCGATCTGGATGCATGGCTAGGTGAGCTCGACAAGTACGGCGGCTCAAACCTGACGATGACATACAGCTTCGCGGCGCCTTCCGACATCGGCAACGTCTACGACTGCCGCCTAACGGCGAATGTCGAAGCCATCCTGTATGACGACGGCAGCTACATCGACACGGTTGTTGATTTTGACTCAATGATCAGCATCGACGGCGACCCGCCGGTCGGCGCGTCACTGTCGCTATGGGTGCGCACCTCGGATGTCGTAGGCCCGCCAGTCTGGTCGGCATGGAAACCGTTCGTTGTCGGTGACTACCGCGCTCGCCTGTTCGACTTCCAGCTTCGTGGGGAAGTCCTATTGGCAACGAACTGGATCGACGTCTCGACCCTGGAAGTCACGATTGACATGCCAGACCGGATCGAGAGCGGGAACGACATCGTGGTGCCTGCATTGGGCCTGCCGGTCGTGTACTCGCCGCCGTTCAAAGCCAGTCCAGCCGTCAGCCTAACAGCGCAAGGCCTATCGCCAGGCGACTACCTCGACGTCTCCGCCAAGACCGTCAACGGCTTCACGGTCTTCATCCGCAATTCCAGTGGGGTCGCCCAGTCGGGGCGCTCGATTGACTACATCTCAAAGGGATACTGACCTATGTCGCAGCACGATATGACCGTGGACAACGGGGCGGGCCTGGCTGTCCGCGCCGACATTAACCTGGCGCTGAAAGCTCTTGCGTCGCTGAGCAGCGGGGCGTCGGCCCCAAGCCCCTCATTCCCCTGCCAGTTATGGGCCGACACCGGCACTGGCAGGCTGAGGCAACGCGACAGCGCGAATACGCTATGGATTGACTTGGGTCCACTAGATTCCGCCCGCCCAGCTCCAGGCAGCTTACTCAATGTTCGAGTGTTCAGCACGCCTGGCACCTTTACCTATACCGAGACTCCGGGTACAAAAAAGGTAATTCCTGAGGTTCAGGCCGCGAGTGGCGCAGGCGGAGGGGCGCCAGCTACTGGCGCCGGTGTGTCATCGCTAGGCGGCCCAGGTGGCGCAGGTTCATACGCGAAAAGCTTGCTCACGTCTGGATTTTCAGGCGCGACCATTACAGTTGGCGCTGGCGGTGCGGGCGTATCCGGCGCTGCCGGCAATAATGGAGGTCCATCGTCGTTTGGCGCGCTGATTAGCTGCCCTGGCGGTCGTGGCGGCCCGACAGCAGGTCCGACTGGCATTCAGTTTGGCTCGGCCGGGCTTAACAGTTCAGCTCCAAGCGGAGGCAATATTACCTCTAGTGTTGGATCATCGGGGAATGAGGTTATTTCATTGGCGTCATCAAATATTATTGGCGGAAACCCTGGAATGTCTTTGTTTGGTGCTGGACCTAAACTCGCTGCCCCTGGTACCGCCGGGGCTGCGTCAATATCGCCAGGGGCTGGTGGGGGAGCTACTTGTAATACACCAAGCATGGCAGCAGTAAAAGGTGGAGATGGCGCTCCCGGAATCGTGATCGTGTGGGAGTACGCGTGATGAAGACTTACGCAAATATCGCGGATGGCTTCGTGCAATACCTACTGCCTACGGATGGCGACATCACCGAAATGTTCCATCCGGACATGATCTGGGTGGATGTGACAGATGCCATTCCCCCAATAGAGTCCGGCTGGACTGCCGTCATGATCGATGGCGGCTGGAACTTCTCGGCACCGATAGCCCCAGTCCTGACAGATGCCGAGCTGAGAGAGGCCGCCTTGGTACAGCGTGATGCTCTGCTGGCTCAGGCCAATGAGGCTACAGCTGGCATGGCTGACGCCTTTCTGGCTGACCTCCTTAGTGACGCTGATAAAGCCATGTTCAAGGCCTATGCAGCGTACAAACTGGCCTTGAACAAGATCGACAAGCAAACAGGTTACCCGGCCACTATTGACTGGCCGATAGCTCCGCCAAACTGAGCATCAGATACAGGCGAGACGGAGCGAGTGAAGATCAGGTAGCATTCCGGCCCCCAGACAATTTATCGCCAGGATATTCGCTTTCATGGACAGCAAGGGCATGATTGACAGCCTGACTTCGCTCCGTTTTTTCGCAGCTTTCGCCATCGTATTGCTTCACTCAAGAGGAAGTGTTTTTTCCGGGGAGTTCATGATGGGGGTTCCGCTTGGCGCTGGTGTAAGTTTTTTCTTTGTTTTGTCAGGATTTATACTAAGTTATGTATACTCAGGTAGATTGGGGTCTATAGGTCTTTATAAGTTTTATACTTCGCGATTCTCAAAAGTATGGCCTACGCATATTTTTACGTTTTTTCTGGCTATGGTTCTTTTCTCTGCAAATGAAGGATGGTTTGTAGCGTTAGTTAATGCGTCACTTCTTCAGTCTGTCGTGCCTATTCCAGCGTATTATTTTTCATTCAATAGCGTATCTTGGAGTATTTCTACAGAGGTGTTCTTTTATGCGGCGTTTCCATTGCTTTTGTCAGGCCTGAATAAAAATTGGCATTACAAGCTGGCGGTGTTAGTTTTTATGGGCGGCGTTGGCGCCTATATCATCGATATTTCTGGCGTGAATTATTACTCTCCAGATAAATGGACGGAATTTTCCGCGCATGGCTTGGCCTACATCAGTCCGCTATTCAGGGTTCAAGAGTTTTTCATTGGGATGCTGTTGTTCAAAGTGTTTGACTATATTAAAGGGTGGAAGGGATTCGGATTTGCTCTGTGTACCGTTCTTGAGGTTTTGTGCATAGCTGGTATTGTGTTTTTGACGCAGGATATTTTTAAGGCTGTATATTCGCTCGCTGGAGTTTCGAATAATGCTTCCGCTGAGTTCTGGTCGAACTGTGCCTTAGGCCTGTTTTTTGGTGTGGTTGTGATGTGCTTTGCCATAAATAAAGGCTTTATATCCAAAATTCTTAGATGGCGACTGTTTGTTATATTAGGTGAAATAAGCTTTTCCATGTATCTGATTCATCAGCTTGTGATTAAGTTCTATGGTTATCACAGCTCTATGTTTGGGTTTATACCAAAGGATGCAGCATTTCCTGTTGTGATGGCTGTTATTCTTGTCTTGTCATACAGTGTCTGGCGATTTATTGAGTTGCCAGCCCAAGCCCAATTAAAGAGTATGTTTTCTAAGTTGGGTCGCAAGAAAGATAGTCAAAATTCAGTTGAATTAACCTGATCGAATAATAAAAAAAACCCGCTCCGGCGGGTTTTTTTACGCGCGGAGAAAAGTATGTCTGTTACCGATATAGACCGCGACGTCCTCGCCCGCACGCTGTGGGGCGAGGCCCGCGGCGAAAGCTTGGCCGGGGTGATTGCGGTGGCTTGGACCATTCGTAACCGGGTCAACGATGGCAAGACCAAATCGTGGTGGGGCGAGGGTTATGCCGGTGTGTGCCAAAAGCCGTACCAGTTCAGCTGCTGGAACAAGAACGATCCGAACTTCGCCTACCTGTCCGGCGAGCAGCCGATCCCGTTCCGTGAACTGGCCCAAGCACGGATCGCCGCTGACCAGGTGATCGAGGGCAAGGTGCCGGATCCCACCGGCGGCGCCACGCACTATTACGCGACAACGATGCCGAAGGCACCGGCCTGGACGGCAAAGGCTACCCAGACACTGAAACTCGGTCATCACGTTTTCTTCAAGGATGTGCCGTGATGACACCGGCGCAGAAGCTGATCGGTCTGCTGGTGCTGAGCGTGACGTTGATGGCCGGCGTCGCCGCGCTGGCATGGCAGATTCAGGACTGGCGCTTCGGTAAGCAGCTCGCCGAGCAGGCTGGGCTGCATCAGGACGACCTGACCGCAATCAGCAACGCGGCCGCCGCTCAGGTTCGCGCCGATCAGGATAAGCGCCTGGCGCTCGAGCAGCGTCTTTCAGTAAGCGATCAAACCCACCACAAGGAACTGAGCGATGCTCAAACGAAACAGGATCGCGTGCGCGACAGCCTTGCTACTGCTGAGCTCCGGCTGTCAGTCCTACTCGACGCCACAGATTCAGCCAATGGCTGTTCAGTGCCAGCCGGTACCGCAGCCGGCGGCGTGGTTCATGGAGGAACGCGCGCCCGACTTGACCCAGCGCATGCTCAACGAATTGTCGCCATCACCGACGCCGGCGACCAAGGAATGATTGCTCTGGCTGCGTGCCAGGCTTACGTCAGAGAGATTTCCGCTCGCGCTTTTCCATGAGCAACCTCTGGTTTTCTCTAAACAGGTGATCTCGCTGGTCGGCTATCAGCTGGAGGCTGTAAGGCTTACTGGATAGTTCAGAATGCTCTTCTTTAAGGCGGTTCAACTCAGCTCGTAGCTGATCCCGCTCCTGCGACACGTCGGCATGCATCTGCACCAAGCCGAAGATGTCCTCTCTGGCTTTACGCATTTGCAGGGTGAGCTCCTGCACCTCGTTCTCGTACATGCGCAAGAATTGACGACAGGTTTCAAGTTCGGTCGGACAACCCAGCCAGTCGCTGGTGTCTTCAATGTCGATGGGGTCCACGGTCATGCCTTATTGATTACTGTTTGGATATACAGTAATCGAGGCGCGTTGATTGGGCGAGGGTAGAGCGACGATCAGTTGGATTTTGGTCTTTGTGTTCGGTCGGCAGGACGCCGTAGGTGGGGATTTCTCGCGGGGAAATTCTTCCCCAAAATACAACCGTTTGGACCAGTGTTTATTGGGTTTTAAAGAGTCGCAAAAGGTGGTGGTTTTTGTGCCTGATTTGTAGCTCAAGGCCTTGATTATAAAGGCCTTTGGCGATTTCTATACGGCATCCCAGGCTTTGACGCCGAAAAGTCATTTCGTCGTCATCGATTCTTGTCCGTTGCTAAGGGCTGAAGTCGACCCATTGCAGACGTTCGCGACAGATCACTATTGACCGGTAGGTGCTGGTAAAACCAGTGCTGTTACTATCGTCTCCTAAACCCGTACCCCTCGTGACTTATGCAATATTACGACGAAATCTGCTTAGCCAATGTTTACCTGGAAGATAGCTACGTGCTCGCGATTGAGGAGGGCGTATCAACTTTGTCATTCACACTGGATTTGGTGCTCCTCGAATCACATCCGCTGTATGAGAAACCGACGGCTGATGAGCAGTACTGCTATCGGAATGCACGCATTCATTTCTGTCAAACACAGCATGTTCATTGGCATGCAAGGAGTGCTCTGGTCTCCACGGATGCAGATGGCAAGGCTGATTTGGGTAACGTAGACACGTTCATGAAAGATGGGCCCACTTACCATCTGACAGGGGATTGGGGGGCGGTATCGATTACGTGTGGCTGCCTACAGGTTGATTTTCAAACGCATATCGCACAGCAATACCAATGCACTAAATAAAGGGCTGCTTTTGGCCGATTTCTGCCTGTCGCGACCGGCTGAACCCTACCCATAGCTGCCGGTCGGCACTGGTGGAAGTGGGCCAAAAGCGGAACTTATCTGCTATGACACCAATGACGAGTTGGTTTGTGAGATAGACAGTAAAGATATGATTACTACAGTGAACCAAGATGATTGCTTAACCTATTTCGTGGTCGTGCATGGTGTTGACGTTGAGACCTACGAACGAATGGCCGTTCACTTCGAATGTCGTCGTGGCGGCATGCGACTGACGGACGAAAGCCGGTATATCTCTATCCCAGTCACGATGGCCACCTTTGGGGGCACCCTTGCTTGGGTCAAAACCGAACTGGGCGGGCGCTACTGTGAGCTGGATTTAATAGTGTGCGTCGCAGCCAAATTGTCCTGGAGCGAGGTTGTCATCACCTCTGAGATAGCTTTGCTCGCTGGTCAAGCTGGTGCGGCGATTAAGGTTGCTTTTTCCAACTGAGGCTTAAGCGAGCGTGATTTCATCTCTGCAAAGTCCGCATTGGGTTGTGGATTCAACCGGTCATGACTGACCGCTCCTGGCCGATTTTTGCCTGTGAGTGATCAGTCTGGTGTCATGAGTACGGCGAGCGTCAGATTGATGAACTCTTCATTTTTGTCGATCGCTTCCAAGGCGCCGCGCACGTTGCCGCCGACCTCGACCGCTCCGCGCTGCTCAACCCAAAGCGTGAGCTCCATGATGGCGGCTTCGAGAGCGAGCTGGTTTTCGTTGATCTTGAATAGCAGAGAAGGGAGCAGGTCTGAATTGGGCATTGTGATTTCCTCCGTGAAGGAGGAGAGCGTAGCAGTAAAAAAGGATTGGTATTCGGTCAGCAGGACGCCGGGGATGGGGGGACTACTGTAGGAATATACAACGCTAAGTTATTGATTCTTATAGGGCTATGTGGCTGTTTTTCACTTGCAAAAAAAAAGCCTATTTATCGTTATGGATCAATAGCTTGCGTGGGTTTCGTGGTCACCTTGACATGGTGGGGGGCACCGAATGGGCACGCCTGCCTGAGATCGTTGCAAACGCAATGCAGGTGATATGATGGCGAATAGTCATCATTGTAGGTTGAAAGATTGAAGATGCGAACGTACGCCTTTTTGCTCACAGCTCTGTCCCTGTCCGCTTGTTCTGGCCTTTCGCCCTATCGCTCTACTGGACCAGTGGATCAAGCTATTAAGGCATGCGGCCTCGGCTACTCGGCAGAAGTCAGTGCGGCATTCAAAGGCGCCTTCCAATATGCAGATGCGAATAAATCAAAAGGGATAGATTTCAGTGCATCAATGAAGGATTCCCTGAGTACCCAGGTTGCTACGATGCTTGAATCAAAGGAGATGGGCTCAAAGGAACGTGCTGAAGTTATCTCAAATACTCAGGCTTGCGTCATACGACTCAGCGATGCTTACAGGCCTAAGGCAAGAAATGAGCTCGTGAATGCCTGTATAAAAGATGTGCAGGGACGAGTGTCCGGCGCGGGCTCCACCCAGTCGACGAACACGGTCAGAGATTGGGTTGTGGACAGCGAAGACCGGGTTGGAGGCGTCGAGCGGTTAAAGGTTAAAGCTTCGCTTCATAGCTATGCAGGGGAGAGTCAACCCGTAAGCTTCTATTGCGTGATCAAGGACGGCTCCTATGAAGATGTAGAAGCTGTGAAGGGAAACTGAGAGATGCGTATCGCCACAGGTTGATCAGTTCCTATCTAACTGGGCACATTTATCGCGAATCCTCCGTGGAGATTTCAGCGTAGCATTGCTTCGGATGGGTAAGTAACGGCTGGCAGGACGCCGGATAAGGGTGCGCAAAACCTCCTCTGGAGGCCGCGAGTTTCCGTTTGCAAAAGCACAAAAAAGCGGATGTTTTGCCACTCTCAGAAAGGGCTGTTATCCTTATAAAACAAATGCTTGGGTCGCTACAGTCCCCAGCATGGGGTGCTAGGGGTCGAGTGTTCGAATCACTCCGTCCCGACCATATAATTCAAAGGGTTGCGAGATTTTATCTCGCGACCCTTTTTTATTTTTGGTCGTTTTTACCCCTACAAAATGACTGGCTCTCAGCAGATTCCTCACTGCTTTCGTTCAGGCTGAATTAAGCACTAGCGCTCAATAGCTCGGTCTAGAGGACGGCGGTTTTCTCGTTGGTTTGGCGCTTTGTAGGTCTTCGAAGAAGCATCGACAGGTTTCATCTGCTCGTGCACGTAGCGCCGACCGAGCTTCCCTGCGCATCTGCAGGTGATTCTCTGCATTTTGCTTTTTATGTGCACAAATTCCCCTTGAAGCTATCCACAAAAGGGGTGGGTATCTCTGTGGATAATGGCCCGAACACTACGGAATACAGGGCTTGCAATGCAATGGTCAGTGACTGAGCAAGCTTTGTGTTCGGCTGAGCGTTGTTGGCAGTGATCTGCCCGTTAGCAAAACTTTGCAGCAGTATTGCTCTCAATTGCCTCTGCAGCTGCCAGAGTATTTCTCATCAAACAAGCAACGGTCATAGGACCTACGCCACCTGGAACTGGAGTAATGGCTGCTGCAACGTCCTTGGCAGAGTTGAGATCGACATCACCCACCAGAACCGACAGTCCATCTCTTTCAACTCTGTTGATACCAACGTCAATGACCACTGCACCCGGCTTGATCGCCCTTGCATCAATAAATTCCGCCCGTCCAATCGCTACCACCAGGATGTCGGCCTGACGACATTCAGCGATGAGATCTCGTGTTCGGGAATGCACAATCGTGACCGTGCAGTTTTCCTGTAAGAGCAAATTCGCCATTGGCTTTCCGACGATGTTGGACCTGCCGACAATTACCGCTTTTTTACCGCTAAGGTCACCGATCTGATCCTTCAACATCATCAGGCAT